CAGCCGTCGAAGTCGTTGCACGGATCAGTGACCCGGAGGTCAGACCCGCGGTGGATTTGATCGACAACAGAACGCCTGTCGTCATCGCGCCTGCATCAAGGCCAACCATCCCAGCCGTACCTGTGTAGACACCCGTCGTTGCGATCTTCACACCTTGCGCGGCGACGTTCGCCACCAGGTCAATGTTGATCATCTTACTAGTCGTTGTCTGGTTTGCCGTGTTGCCTGTAAGCGTGACATACACCGCGTCCGTTGCCGTCGCGGATGTCATGTTGATGAACTTGCCAGTCGTCAATGCCGCAGCATCCATGTAGAGCACCGTACCGCTCGTGAGTCCTGACGCAGTAAGCGTCATGAACGAGCTGGTCGTGTTCCCTGTGAATGTCCCCGAGCCCGCGAAGACGAACACCGAGGCGGTCGTTGCCGTGTCGTTCGTGATCGAGAGTGTCGCGGCATTGTCCGCATCCGTCATGGTGAGAGACCCATCAGACAGAACAGCATCACCAAGCGTCATGGTGAATGAGTCTGACCCTGCTGTCCCTGCCATCGTGACAACACCATTCTCACCGATCGTGAAGTCGTTGGTCCCACCAACAGATTCACGGCAGGTCAGATAGAACCCACCGGCCAATGCCGTGTCCGACACTTGGAGCTGCAAGAGTGAACCGGTCGTGAGTGAGGTCGAACGAATACACACGGCGCCAGCCGACGATGCGTTTGCACCGAAGGTGGTGATCGTGTTGTTCGTCACAAGCACGTTCGTCACCGTATTCGACGTTGAGATGAACGTCGCATTGCCGTCTGTCATGGAGATCCCATCATTGAATACAACCAGCGGTGCGGCGTTGCTCGTATCGAAGACCATCATGTTCGTATCCCCTGATGCTCCGATCGAGAGCGCCGCCGACCGGTTATCTCGAAGCGTCCATGCCTCATCACCCGTTGTTGAGGTGATCGTCGTCCCTGTCAATGTCACGTTATTGAACGTCGCATTCCCCTGACCCGTCACCGCCCACGTTGATGACGTGCCAAGCACATCATTATTCGTGGCTGTTGAGTTCGTGAATGCCAAGATCGCACCAGTCGCACCTGCCACGTTCGTCATCGTGACAACGTTCGTTGCCGTGTTGCGGTTTCCTGCGATCGTCCATGTCGCATCCGGTGTCAAGGTGAAACTCGCATCATTCGTGAACATCGTCTCCCAGGAAGGCGTTGATCCACCCCCTGCGGCACCAATGGTTGTTGAACTTGAACCGTTCTGGAAGATCAGTTCGTTTGAACTGTTCACGTAGAGCAATCGTTCTCCTGATGTCACTGAAGGCGTAATGAGCGGTGTTTCAAACCGAATGGTCCCGTTGCGTTCTCGGATGTTCAACCCGGCAACACCTGTGTAATTTCGTCCATTTAGCGTAGGCATAATTGTATTGCGAATGGGGAGAGGCGCTCACGTCTCTAGTATCGGGAACCCCAGAGTCCCCTCAAGCACCTGAACACGCCTCTCCCACTCTAAATTGTTAGTCTAATGTCTGGGCAAGTTCACTCTTAGGCGTTCGCGCCCGTCGAGCTAATCGTGGCACGCGGATCATTATGTCCGTATGCGAAGGCAACGTGTGCGCTGTATTGGCAATTTTGTTACTCGTCTTTCAGACGGGGCAAGCAGTTTCTTGTTCCTCTTGCCTCACTACATTTCTGTAGTGTTCAGACTATTCCTTTATCCCTAGGGGATACCCGATTATAGTCGTTGAACCTTCTCTTTATAAAATCGCGTCCATTCTCTTCGGCTCTTCATCACGTTCGTCTTCTGATGACAACTGCCGCACAAAGAGATGAGATTCTTAGGAGAACAATTATTCTTCTTGTAGTCGATATGATGAACAGAGTGTTTTCTACCGTGTTCCTTCTTGAAACACCCTCGGCATCTGTGCTGGTCACGACTACGAATCATCTTCTTCAACCGATTGTTGAAGTCTGGAGGATACGGTTCGAATGATTTACCACCGAGCCAGAAGCGGGACTTGTCACCTTGCTTCGCAAGCGACATTTTATCCCGCACTGTAGGAGAATTGAGGTATCCTTGTCGCTCTTTTCGGAGCAAGCGACTTTCAGATATCCTGCGTCGAACAGTTTTTGTCTTCTTGTGACCCAAACCGTTCTTATTTCCCTTCAAAGCATCAGCGATCCTTTGCTTGTGCTCTGATGAGAACTTTCGTCCTTTCATGAACCCTTTCAGTCCCTTGTTCCAGGCCACCGTCTCACCCGTTTTACCCTTATTCCAAGGTGTGCGTCCTTTATGGACGCGTCGAAAATGTTCAATCATTTCTGGCGTGTGTTTACTGCCTTTCAACATGTTGGCAGTGTACCGTATCTTTGCGATTTTTGTAAAGAGCTTGGCTGCAGATTGTCCTTCGGCTATGCCGTGAGGAGTTCCCTGCAATTTACGGGGGTGAAGAATGTTTTAATTATCTTCGAGACTCCTACGATTGCTCGTAGGCGAGACACAATGTTTATCTCCTTCGTTCGATAGACGATGTTCTGCTCATCGAGCGTGATCGGCTGGCTTTCGAAGTACTGTGGTCCGTATTCCGCACCCAGTAGGTTCGTGTTGATGCCATGCCAGTTCGTCGCTGAAGAGAGGTTCGTGATCGAAGTTGAGTTCCCAGTACCCAAGAGGTATGGGTTCGCAACCAGCTCGAAGTCTCCAAGCGCGGCTCCATCGTTCGAGAACTCACCAGGAATCTTCCCTGCTTTGAG